TCAACGACCTGCACCTGACCGATGGGCTTCACACGGTAAGAACCCAAATCGAAGTTGCCTTGCAGCAATATGGGTTCACGGCTGCCGCCAAAGCGCGGGAAGTGCAACCACAGGGGGACGGGGAAGATAAAAAAGCCCCCCTAAAGCCTATCGATGACTATAACGATGCTCTTGACCGCTTTGCTTTGGTCTACGCCATGGGGGGCATGCTCTTTGATGCTCAGGAGCATATGCGAATCGCGCTCAACGATTTTAAGCAAGCCTCCATCCACTCCGACATACCCAAGCGTTGGCAGGAGAGCAAACAGCGCCGCATCGTCAGGCCGGAAGAAGTCGGTTTTGACCCGACCGGAACCGATAAAAACATCACCTGCAACACCTGGGACGGCTGGCCGACAACGGCCAAAGAAGGTAATTGCGACAGTCTGTTAGACCTGCTTATGTACATGTGCGCCGAAGAAAAAAACAGCCACGACATTTACAACTGGGTGCTGCGCTGGCTGGCTTACCCGCTGCAACATCCCGGCGCAAAAATGAAGACCACCATCGTCATCCACGGCCCACAGGGGACGGGGAAAAACCTATTTTTCGACATCATCCTGGGTATCTACGGCAAATACGGCCGCGTTATCGATCAATCAGCGATTGAAGACAAATTTAACGATTGCTTTGCCGGCAAGCTGTTCATGCTGGCGGATGAAGTCGTGGCCAGATCCGACCTGTATCACATCAAAAACAAACTAAAGGGGCTGATCACCGGCGACCGCATCCGCATCAACCCCAAGAACATGGCCGCTTACGAGGAGGTCAACCACGTCAACCTCGTGTTTTTATCAAACGAGCGCATGCCGGTCGTCCTCGATCAAGACGACCGGCGGCATCAAGTCATCTGGACACCGGAAAAACTAAGCGAGAGTTACTATCGAGAGGTCGCCGCCGACGCAGAAAACGGCGGCGCCGAAGCCTTGCATCACTATCTGCTCAACTTGGATTTGCAAGGATTTAGCCCGCATACCAAGCCGATTATGACAACCGCAAAGGCGGAATTGCTTGATCTCAGCAAGGACAGCATCATCCGTTTTTACGATGAGTGGAACAGCAAAGAAATCAACGGCGTACCACCTGTGCCTGCGCTCTCTGATGACATCTACATTCTCTACACCCATTGGTGTCGGCGGGCAGGCGTTAGGGCGGCGCCAAAAAACAAAGCCATAGACGCCATCGGCAAGCGTCCGGGAGTAAAAAAGGGACGGAAGCGTTACCTGGATGGCATAAAAATGGTTCCCAATCCTTTATCTATCATCATCCCCTCCAATGCCGAAGAAATGTCACCCGGCAATTCCGAGACCGGCTGGCTGGGATCAAACATCAGGACGTTTAAAGACGCGCTCGATGCGTACCGGGAGGATAGCCGTGCTTAATAGTGTGCAGGGTGTGCAGGCAGTTGTGCAGGGTGCTGTGCGGAGTCAAAGCCGCGCCGCGCGTGGGCTGTGCAGGGTGTGCGGTACCTCGCCTTACGTGACGCGCGAGATAGTAACGGCAATTATCGAAAAACAAACCGCCCTCGCGTATATAGCATGCCTGCACACCCTGCACACCCTGCACAGACCACACATATCAACGCCTCGCGATTTTTCACACCCTGCACAGCCGCTTGCACACCCTGCACAATCATTAATTTATTAAAAAAAATGAAAAAGATAGTTTGTGGACCGGAAAACGTAAGAGATTTTAATCAGCAGATGAGAGAAGCGATGCCTGAATTTCACGCCTTTGCTAAGCAGCTCCACACTGCCAGCTTAATACACGGACTGGCTGGTGCCATTCTGGATTTTACAATTATCAGCGTAGAGCCGATTGAAGATCAGGTGCCATTGCCCCACGAGGGCCACTTTTGTGAAGAGTGTGTTAGTTGGCATCGTCTGTATCCGGCTTCTAAAGCCGGTCACTGTTTCGTCATATCGGGTTATCCACGGACGACGAAATTTAATGCAAAGGCGTGTAAACAATTCGAGGGGGCGGGATGTTAATGAGTCAATCCGACTTCGCCGCTCACATCGGCGTCAATCGTAGCCACGTAACCCAGCTCAAGAATGCCGGGCGCTTAGTGATGCAAGACGGCAAAGTAGACGCTGAGGCGTCCATCAAGCGCATAGAAGACACTAAAGACCCGGCAAAAGAAGGCGTAGCCAAGCGCCACCAACAAGAGCGCAGTCAAAAAGAGCAGTGCCCAATCGATAAAACCACCGTTTCCGGAACCGGCAGCCGTTTTCAATCGGCAAAAGCCCGGCGCGAAGAAGCCAACGCCGAACTGACCGAAATTGAGCTGCAAACCAAGCGCGGTCAATTGCTGGTAGCTGATGAAGTTAAATTGGCCGTAGCCGACGGCGATACCATCATCCGCAACCGCTTGGAATCGTTGCCCGACATCCTGGCGCCGCAGCTGGCCGCTGAAATGGATGAGCAAAGAATCCGATCCATCCTGATGGACTACACTGAATCCCTGCTCGGCGATTTGTCGCGCAGTTTTTATGATCTAGCTAAGGAGCGTGAACTATGAATGATGCCATTAAAGAAAGGTCAATTTTATTTAGTGCGCCAATGGTCAGGGCTATTTTAAGCAACACCAAAACACAAACACGGCGTGTTTGGAAGCTCCCAAATTGGCTTACGTGGGATGAATCCGCTGGTGGTGAGTCGAAAGGTAATCTCATCCCAAAAGACCCAGCTTTGAATGGCTGGTATAGCCCAGATGAAGTGGCTTGCCCTTATGTCCAGGTAGACGACAGGCTTTGGGTTCGCGAGACATTTGCAACTTTGAGTAACGGTGATTTTCTACCGGTAAAGCCATCATCTGGACTATCTCAGGATGTTCGTTATCGGGCAGATGACCCATTGCGTGACTCAAGCGCCAATATACGTGGCTACGGGTGGAGGCCGTCAATCTTTATGCCGCGCTGGGCAAGTCGAATTAATTTAGAAATAACCGGTGTCAGCGTAGAGCGGTTACAGGACATTAGCGATGATGATGCTAAGGCGGAAGGCATACAGCCAACACCAGGAAGGGATATTGTTGATAGATGGTTAATAAAAAACCCGAAAGGCTCGTTAAGCGAATACTCATCGACACAATATCCAGTAGATGCATATAAGTCGTTATGGGAATCAATCAACGGCCCTGAATCATGGGCTGCTAACCCTTGGGTCTGGGTTATCGAGTTCAAAAAGTTATAGTATATTTTATGCGACTCGCCAATACAGAATCGGCCTATCCCAACGCCGCCCACATAATCAACGCCGCCCGCGCCCGAGCCTACGCCCCGCGCAAAAAACAAACCGTGTCCGAATGGTCCGATAAAAACATCATTTTATCGTGCAAAACCAGTCCGGAGCCCGGTCCGTGGCGCACTGACAGGAACCCGATCTTGCGCGAGCCGATGGACTGCCTATCGGCTCGCTCCACAGTGCAAGAAGTCGTTATCAAATTCCCCATCCAGATCGGCAAAAGCGAGATCGGCCGTAACGCCATCGGCTACTGGATGGATCAAGCGCCCGGCCCGATCATGGCCGCTTTCCCCGCCGAAGTCAGCATGAATAAGTGGCTCAACCAAAAACTTAATCCCATGCTCGACGATTCCCCGGCAGTAAAAAACGTGCTGGTATCGACCAACAGCCGTAACGCCGCCAATACCAAAGAGTTTAAAGATTTTTTAGGTGGACAGCTCTATGTCGAACATGCCGGCGCACCGGCCCGATTGAAATCAACATCGGTCAAATACCTGGTGGTCGACGAATTAACCGAATTCGCCAACTCATTTAAATCCGGCGACGACCCCATGGTGATGCTCGAAGACCGCTATTCCGCCTTTACCTCGACCTATAAGCGCCTAGACATATCATCGCCCGGCACCAAAGGCATTTGCCGAATAGACGAACGCTACGAGCTATCCGACCAGCGCCGCTACTACATGCCGTGCCCGCATTGCCTGGAAGAAATCACCTTCGAGTGGTCCGGTCTGCACTGGGACAAAGGCGGCGTCCGTGTCCGCTACGTCTGCCCGGAATGCGGCTGCGAAATAGAAGAGCATCAAAAAACCGACATGATCAAAGCCGGGCGCTGGATACCGCAAAATCCGGAATCAAAAATACGCGGCTATACCGTCAACTGCTTGTACTACCAAATCGGCCTGGGTCCACGCTGGGAAAAGCTGGTCGAGACGTGGTTAGGCGCACAAAACGACCCGGCAAAGCTAAAAACCTATGTCAACAGCCGCTTGGCCGAAGCCTGGGAAGATCCCGCCATGCGCGCGGTCAAGCTCAACGCCATCGCCGACCGTGCCGAACCCTACCGACTGCGCGTCGCACCAGCTGGCGTTTGCACCGTTACCGCCGGTGTCGATACCCAGGACGGAAATGGTGGATGGCTGTCCGTGCAAATCGTCGGCTGGGGAAAAAATATGTCTTGCTGGGTACTTGACTATATCGAACTTCAAGGCGACCCCGCCGACGATGCAGTCTGGGTTGCCTTAACCGACCTGCTCAACCGACCCATAGAGCACATCAACGGCCACGCCCTACCCATCCAAGCCACCGCGATCGATGCCGGCGGCCACCGTACCGAAGCCGTCAAAGACTTCGTGCGCCGCCGCATGATCCGCCGCCCGATGGTCATCTTCGGCGCCGTACCCAACAACGCCCCCGTGCTGTCCAGGCCCAAAGCCCAAGACGTCAATTGGAGAGGACAATACAACAAACGCGGCGTCATGATCCAGCATGTCGGCACCGTCGCCGTCAAAAACGCCCTCTTTGGCCGCATGGGCACCGATGATGACAAGCCGACCGAATCCCGTCTGCTCCACTTTAGTGATGAGCTGCCCAAAGAATACTTCAGCGGCCTGGTGTCCGAGACCTTTAACCCGGCAAAAAACCGCTTCGAGAAAAAACGCGGAGCCCGGAATGAGTCGCTCGATACCCTGGTATACGCCTACGCCGCTGCGCATCATCACGAATTGCGCCTGCACCTGCATACCGCCGCCAAGTGGGACGAATTGGGTAAAAAATTGGCCGTCGTATCAAGCGACGAGTTTAGGCGGCTGCAAGCGGAGGCGGAAAAAGCCGCGCAGCAACCACTATTGCCCGTAACGCCAAAGCCGCCAGCAGTCAAAAAACCAAAACGGAACAGCCAACTCTTATGACCGGATTAATACAGGAAATGCGCCGCGTGGTTGCCGACGTGGTCGGCGATGACAAAACAGCAAAAGACATTGTTTGGGCATTAATAGCAAATTTCGGCGGCGAGCGCTTGACTATGCCGACCAATGACTTTGAAAAACGCAATCAAGAAATAAAGGAAATGAAAAAGGCAGGCGCATCCGTTGCGCAGTTGGCTAAGCGGTATCGGCTATCGCCTAAGACGATTTATAGGATTTTGGGTTAACTACCATCCGTAAAACCCGCGTAATGCCTTGTCTATCTGATCGGCCTGGGATGCTTTAGATTCTGCTGCGGCCTCTTTAAGGCGATCAATCAAATACGGGTCCATTCTGATGGAAATCATCTTGCGCTTATCGGAGCCTTTAAGTTCTTTCAGCCCCGCGCCCTCTCTTTTCCCTCCGTGCTGTTTTTTTCTATCTGCTGTATTAATCATTATTTCGCCTTAAATATGCTCTAACTTTTTGGTGGTCAAAAACGCCCCAGTCGTCTATCGTGTATTCCCCGCTTTCTGCAAACGAGTATCGTTTGTAGGTTACTTTGACGCCGTACTGATCTTGGGCATTGGCTATGAGTCGGTGTACGCTGGCACGAGATAGCCCTGTTACATCTTGCAACTCTGGATTGCCAACGCCGCCTTGACTGGCAATGTGATCTAGTGCGACCAATAATAACCGAGCATCAACACGCGCCGTTCCGGACCTCAGTTTATTTCTCTGGTTGATTGTCATTTCTTAATCATGATAGATTAGGCCCCGAGATCGTCAGGGCCTCATTGAAGTGAAGCTTCGTATTTATCGATTAGTTACAGCTAATCGTTTTCCTTGGCGGTCTCAGTCAAATAAGCTTTCAATCGTTTCGCTTCCGCTGCCAAAATCAAAATCACCGAAAAATACATCGTAGTGATCTGTGTCTATTTCATCGCTATCCACTCGTGTTACATCACCGTCTG